TAGAAAAATGCTTAACACTATACAATCAAGTAGTACTGAAGGTCAATTAAAGATAGATGATTCTTTACTTGTATCTACAGGCTATATGTCTGCTATAGTAGGTGAATTAAAACAATCTAAACCACAAATCAAAAAGATAAGACAGATACTCGCTGATTCAAATGTTGATGATTTTGAAGATCTATTTAGATATCTATTTGACAATGCTAGTGAATACCTACCAAATAAAGAAGGTACTGCAGCTATATTAATAAATGATCATCAGTATAAGGCTAATTTTCGTTTAGATAAAGAAATAAATTGTATAAGTTTAATAACAAATTTAATAAATAACAAGTAATTATGAGTCAAGCACCACAAGCACCACAGTTAAACATAGATTTAACTAACACAACTGGAATAACTAATGAAGATGGTGGAAGCATCTTTATGAGTGGAGTTATTCTAAGAAAAATTTCTAAATTCGTAGCAGGAACAGATAATGATGCAATTATGCCTATTCCCGTTTTTTATGACCCAACAACAATGAAAATACTAGGTGAAGGTATCCCAGTTGAATTGAGAGAGGAATTAAAAGACGAATTAGTATAAATGAAAAATATATTTGATTGGATAAAGGAGATTAATTCAAAAAAATCACCTTCATCATCTTTTACTGATAAGGATTGGGAATTGTTTAATTCATATATGATCCATCGTTTTATGAGCCAGAATACTGACTATATAGAGGTGGTTAATCTTGTACAAGAATTCCCTCCCCAAGAAAAGATTATGATATATAATGTATATAAAGAATTTATTCCTAAAAACAATAAATGGAATAAATACATAAAATCATCAATTAAAAAAAGAAATGTTATATTAATAGACAATTTAAGAGACCACTTTAAATGTTCATCAAGAGAAGTCAATGAATACCTAACTTTATTGGATACCACAGAGATAAATCGTATATTAACGGATAGAGGGTTAGATAAAAAAGAAATTAAAACTATATTAAAATGAGTAAATTAGTAGATATGTTAAGAACATCTGCACAAGCAGATAAAGCAAAAGCTATGTTATCACTTGAATTGTTAGGTAACAAGGGAGTTGGTATTGGAGACCATTCCACAGGAGACTTTTATAAAAATGCTGAAGAAGCACTTATTATGTTAGTTGATGCCGATGATAGATTATCAGCATTAGATAAATATTTTAATACTAAAGGATTACTAAATGGGTAGTTCAATATCAAAGTATTTAGAAGAAAACGTAGGCCATTTTGGTAATAACGCAAAAGAAATAGAAAAAGTTATGAGCGATAGAGAAATTATGGATGCCAAATATCCAAGCAAGAAAATTCAAGAATTTATGGATGATGAAGCAAACCAAATCATAACTATTTTTGAAGAAGAATACCCAGAATTATCTAATGAGTTTCAAATTATACAAGATGAAATGTATGAAATGTTTGCTCGTAAACATATGGATTATGGGTTAAATAACATAGCATTAGGCGGAGATATCGTTAATAACAGCAATGATAAACAATTCTCATTAACTGGGTTATGTATTAGATTAACTGATAAAATATCACGTTTAAAAAATCTATTAGTTAATGGTAGGTCATTTGTTAAAGGTGAGGGTATGGAAGATACTTTTATTGATATAGCTAATTATGGTATAATCGGTCTTTTAGTAGGTCGTGATAAATGGAAAAAATAATTAATATGAATCAGGAAGAATTAACTAAATTATCCCAAATCCAACCTAGTAAGGTTATAGACTGTTTTATTTTCAATAGTGAATTAGATATGCTAGAATTCCGTTTAATGGAGTTAGATGATGTCGTAGATATTTTTATACTAGTAGAATCAACAAGAACATTCTCAGGTTTACCCAAAGATCTTCACTTCCACCTAAATAAGAAAAGATTTTCAAAGTGGTTACATAAAATTCATTACCATGTAGTAGACGATATGCCTACAGGTTCTAGTATTACTCATACGTGGTTTAGAGAAAACCACCAAAGAAACAGTATTAAAATCCCTCTATCACAACTATCTCCAAAACCTAAAGATATAATTTTATTAAATGATTTAGATGAGATACCGGATGTCAAGGTTATTCAACATTTTAAAGATAATTCCATCCCTATGAATGCTGTAAGTCTTTTACAGGATTGGTATTATTATAATTTAACTACTAGAATGGATGTACCTCCTAATGATAAGGCAAAATGTTTTTATTATAAAGTATTCATTAACTCAAAATTAACCATGCACGCGATTAGAAATCAGGATTGGTTAAAAATACCAAATACAGGATGGCATTTTTCATATTTCATGTCGGTAGATAAGGTAATTGAAAAGATAAGAGAGGCGGCACACCAAGAGTATAATACACCGGAAATAGTAAACCCTGAAAGACTTAGAAAGTTAATAAAAGAAGGAAAAGATATATTACCCGGAAGGATAGAAAATAATTTATTTTTTCAATTACCTATTAAACATAATAATTTCCTTCCTAAAAACTATAAATTTTGGCTAGAAAACAACCGAACATTGTAAAGGAAATAAGAAATAATCCACCTTCACCGGTGAACTATGCTTATCAAAAGAATATATCGTATTCTCAAATGTCTATTTATAGGGGTTGTCAACATCGTTGGAAACTCCAATATAAGGACAAGATAAAACGATTTACATCCTCAATTCATACTGTATTTGGAACAGCTATCCACGAAGCAATGCAGCACTATTTAGATGTAGCTTATGAAAAGTCCTTCGCAGCAGCCGATAGGGAAATAGATATACAAGAATATTTTCAAGAAGCTTATATAAGCGAATATCAAGTTCAATATAAAAAGAATAATGATTCTCATTTTTCTTCTGCTGTTGAAATGAGAGAGTTTTTTGAGGATGGAATTGCTATTTTAGAATGGTTTAAGAAAAAACGTAGTAGATATTTTAGTAAAAAAGGCACATATTTAGTTGGTTGTGAAATACCTATTGTAATAGCACCAAATAAAATGTTAAATAACGTATTATATATGGGGTATCTTGATGTTGTCACATATCATGAAGCAACAGAGACATTCAAAATAATCGATATAAAAACAAGTACTGGTGGTTGGAATGATTATGCCAAAAAAGACGAAAATAAACAATTCCAACTATTATTATATAAACAATACTTTTCAGAACAATACGGAATACCTTTAGATAAGATTGAAATTGAATTTTTTATACTTAAAAGGAAAGTATTAGATCCGGATGATGAAAAGCTTATGTCACCCTATCAAGCCTATAGAGTGCAACAATTTACACCACCTAGTGGTAAAATTAAATTAGGTAGAGCAAAAACTGCTATTAATGATTTTATTAGTGAATGTTTTAACTCTAGTGGAAAAATAAAAGAAAAGGATTATCCAAAACAGGCTTCAAAATGGAATTGTAATTTCTGTCCTTATAAAGAGGATAAAGAACATTGTGGTGAAGGTATTATATACTAAAATAATTATATACGTATACCTATAAATAAACGTTATTAAAAATAAAAATTATGGCAGATGCTAAAAAAATGACACTAACTAGTGTTAAAGTAAAAAGTGAATTATTTGAAAATTTTAAAGTTGAATGTGTAAGAAGAAAATTCTCATTCCAAAAACTTGCCGATCGTGCCTTGTTTTTGTATCTTACTGATGAAGATTTTAGAAAACAAATTTCAAACCAAACTAATCTTGAATTATAAATTTTAAATAAATGAAAAAAAGTTTTGAACACATTCCTAAAGAACAAAGGAAAAAAATATTATTAATTTGTGATGATATTAGGGTACATTCAGGTGTTGCCACAGTTGCAAAAGAAATAGTAATCCACACATCTCATCATTTTAATTGGGTAAATATAGCAGGAGCTATTAAACACCCAGAAAAGGGAAAAGCATTAGATATATCCTCATCTGTTAATACAGAAGCAAAAATAGAAGATGCTAGTGTAAAATTGTATTGTGTAGATGGCTATGCTCAAACTATTGAAGTACAACAGATTTTATCTATTGAAAAACCAGATGCTGTAATGTTGATTACAGATCCTAGGTATTTTAAACATATTTTTAATATGGAGGATACCATTAGAAAACAATGTCCCATAGTATATTTAAATATTTGGGATGATTACCCAGCACCAATGTATAATAAACCTTTTTATGAGGCTTGTGATTTATTAATGGGTATTTCAAAACAAACGGTTAATATTAACAAGTTAGTTTTAGATGGAGTTGATAATAGTAAAAGAGTATTTAAGTATGTTCCTCATGGTTTAAATCATGAACAATTCTATCCAATAGATAAAAACCATGAAGAATATAAGGAATTTCAAAAATTTAAAGATAATATTGTAGGGAAAGATACTGAATTCGTAATGTTTTTTAATTCAAGAAATATTCGTAGAAAACAAATCCCAGATTCAATGTTAGCTTTTAGATCATTTTTAGATTCTTTACCAAAAGAAAAAGCAGATAAATGTAAATTTGTCTTACATACTGATTTATCAACAGATCATGGTACGGATTTAGGAGCAGTAGCTGAATATTTATTTGGGGAAAACTATGAAGAAAGTATTATTTTCTCACACACAAAACTCTCAAGAAAGCAATTAAATTGGTTATATAATATAGCAGATATTCAAATTCTAATTACTTCAAATGAAGGGTGGGGGTTAACTTTTACAGAAGCAATGTTAACAGGTACTCCTATAATTTCTAATGTAACAGGTGGAATGCAAGACCAGATGAGATTTGTAGATGATAATGGTAAATGGTTTACACCAAGTGCTGATGTTCCTTCTAACCACAGAGGTACTTATAAAGAACATGGGGAATGGGTATTTCCAGTTTACCCAACTTCAAGATCAATACAAGGCTCACCCCAAACTCCTTATATATTTGATGATAGATGTGCATGGGAAGATGTTTGTGATAGAATAAAAGAAGTATATGAATTAACAAGTGAAGAACGCAAAACCAGAGGATTAAAAGGTAGAGAATGGGCATTAGGTGATGAAGCAGGATTTACAGCAAAACACCAAGCCCAAAGAGTAATGGAAGCCTTTAATGAATTATTCTCAGTTTGGGAACCAAGAGGAGATTATGAAATAGTTAATGCAACAGAGTATAAAGGAAGATTTTTAAACCATAAAATTATATATTAATGAGTAAACCAGTTTTTATAATTAGTGCCCCAATAGACACATATAGTGGTTATGGTGCAAGATCAAGAGATATAGTTAAATCTATAGTGGAGTTAGATAAATATGATGTTAAAATTTTACCACAAAGATGGGGTGATACCCCAACAAATTTCATAGAGGATCATAGCAATTGGGGCTTTTTAAAACCTTTATTGATACCTAATTTAACCTCAAAACCTGATATTTGGATGCAGATTACAATTCCAAATGAGTTTCAACCAGTAGGTACTTATAATATTGGTTGCACCGCGGGAATTGAAAGTACAGGTTGTGCTTCAACTTGGATTGAAGGATTAAATAGAATGAATCTTAATTTAGTATCATCAGAACATAGTAAAAAAGTATTTTCAGGTATTAAATTTGAACAAAGAGATAAAAAAACAAATAACATTCAGGGGGTACTTAAATTAGAAAAACCTATAGAAGTTATATTTGAAGGAGTTAATTTAGACACTTATTTCCATAAAAAACCACAAGAAGTAGAATTAGATTTAGATTCAATAAATGAAGCATTTTGTTATTTATTTGTAGGACATTGGATGAATGGTGCTTTTGGTCATGACAGAAAAAATGTTGGATTAATGGTTAGAAATTTCTTTGAAGCTTTTAAAAACAAAAAATCCCAACCTGCTTTAATCTTAAAAGCCTGTATTGGTAGAAATAGTTATATAAGTAGAGAAGAATTACTACAAAGAATTAAAGTCATAAAGACCCAATATCCTAAAGGCACTAAATTACCTAATGTTTATATTTTTAATGGTAACTTATCTGATACTCAAATGAATGATTTATATAACCATCCAAAAGTAAAATCCATGGTTAGTTTTACTAAAGGTGAAGGTTATGGTAGACCACTAGCAGAATTTGGATTAAGTAAAAAACCTATTATAGCATCAGCTTGGTCAGGTCATGTTGATTTTTTAACTCAAGGTAATTGTATTTTAGTTCCTGGTGATTTAGAACCGGTACATGAAAGTGCTGCTAATCAATGGTTATTAAAAGAAACACAATGGTTTAAAATTAATGATAAGGAATCCATTAAAGCATTTAAGGATGTTTATGAAAATTATAAAAAATATACAGTAGGAGCTAAAAAACATGGTCATCATATTAAAACTAATTTTTCATTTGATGCTATGAAAGAATTATTAGGAAATGTGTTAAAAGAAAATATACCTTTTATTCCAAAACAAGTAGAATTATCCCTACCACAATTAATAACACCAAAATTATAAAATATGGCACAACACGATGAAATAATACAATGTCCTAAATCAGGCGGCGATTTATGTTATAAGATTGAAGTAAGCAAGGATATAACGCAGTATATGAGTTTATCATGCGGTTTTATGACAAATACTTTAATGAAAGTTGGGACTGATTTCTATAATGAACAAATGGTTTTACTTCCTGAACTATATAAAGATTTAGCTTGGTTAGACAAAGATACTGAATTAATATGGTTACCTAATAACATAAATGTTCCTGAACTAGGAATGATTTATGCCTCAGGTGCTAGTATTGAAGAATGGAAGTGGGCGGCTGTTAAAGCCATTAAATTAGAAGAAGAAATTGAGAATAAAGATGGCTCAAAATCTTCATATAAACCAGATATGTCTACCGTAAAATATTTTGAAGAGCGTGATTATATAGATGCTCTTTCGTATATTGGGGCATTACCAAACTAAATAAATATGAAAATAAGTTACGGAATAACAGTTTGTAATGAGGCTAGGGAGCTTCAACATTTGATTGAATTCATTAGCCCTATAATAGATAAAGAGGATGAAATTGTAATTGTTTATGATAACAATAGAGTTACTGGAGAGGTATTAGATGTGTTAGAACATCACCAAGATAAAGTAGTAGCATTTCCATTTGATTTTCAACAGAACTTCTTAGAAAATAAGAATTATATGAATTCTAAATGTACCGGAGATTATATATTCCAAATAGATGCTGATGAGATACCAAATGAAGGTTTAGTATCTAATTTAAAATCTATTTTAGAATCAAACCCAACATTAGATATGTTAGTAGTCCCACGTAAAAATCTTGTAGAAGGTTTAACTGAGGCACATATTAAAAAATGGGGGTGGAGAGTAAATGAAAAGGGTTGGGTCAATTGGCCTGACCAACAAAAACGAATATATAAAAATACACCAGAAATCCAATGGACAGGACACCCAGTTCATGGTATGGTAACAGGATATAAGGAATTTGCCTCCTTACCTGTAGAAGAAGGATTTAGTATCACTCACAATAAACAAGTAGAGAGACAAGAAAAACAAAACGAAAGATATTATAACATTGAAAAAACATTATAAATGGTAAGTTTAATTATACCCTCATACAGAAACCCAGAATGTCTAGATATATGTTTAGAATCAGCATTAGAAGGACAATCTATAAAAAATCAAATTATAGTGATATTAGATGGATTTGTAAAAGAATCCAAACATATTGTTGAAAAATATCAGGATAAAATTAATTTTCTACCTTTAGAACAAAATCAAGGTATGCAAATGGCATTAAACCTAGGGGTTTGTAATGCTGATAATGAAACTATTGTTATAATTAATGATGATAACGTATTATGTAAAGATTGGGATAAAGTTATCGAGGAAGAACTAGAATATGGTCATGTATTAACAATTAACCAAATTGAACCCTTTAATGGTATATTTGGTTTTCCTGTAAAGAATTTTGGTCTTCACCCAAGTAAATTTGATTATGAAGGGTTTAAACAATATGAACCAACGATACGCAATGATATTTCAACTCCTGATGGGGGAATATTTCCCTTTGCTATGTCTAAAAAAGACTATATGATTGTTGGTGGGTTTGATACACTTTATAAATCCCCATTTATATGTGATTGGGACTTTTTCCTTAAATTAGAATTAAATGGTTTAAAATTTAGCAGAACATCTAAGGCACATTTTTATCATTTTGTAAGTATGGCAACTAAAAAAGGTAAGAACAAGGAAGAAATGATTTCATCTGAATCACCTGCGGCGCAAACCTTTATCTATAAATGGGGTATGCCACCAAATTTATTTAAAAATAATTCTCATAATCCTAAAAATGGACAAATTATTAAAGGTATAAAATATAAATAAATGAGAATAATATATAGAATATCAGATGTTGGTTACAATAAAGTTAAACCTGACTACATCAACAATGAAAATTGTTTAGCAAATGCAACTAAAGAATTTGATGACTCAATTTGGAGTGTTATAGCAGACAATGTATCTGAGGATACTAATAATATGATTCAAAAGTACGTAACACGTGATTGTATTTTATATACTGAAAAAGGTAATGGAGCAGCAACTTTTAACCTAGCATTAGACGAAGCTTTAATGTATGATGATGATGAAATTGTTTACTTTATAGAAAACGATTATCTCCATAAACCCGGATCTGAGGAGGTAATTAAAGAAGCATTTGAATTAGGAGCATCATTTGTTTCATTATATGACCATCCAGATAAGTATATGATACCTGAAAAAGGTGGTAACCCATATTGTAAAGGAGGAGCTGAAGATACTAGGGTATACAAAACAGATTCCGTACATTGGAAAATAACAAATAGTACAACTATGACATTTGCATCCAAAGTCTCTACATTAAAAAGAGTAGAACCTATTTTAAGAAAATGGACATCAGGAATTCATCCTGATGATTTTCAAATGTTTTTAGACCTAAGGTCACAAAATGAATTATTAATAACACCAATACCAGGTTATTCAACACACGGAGAGACAGCTTGGTTATCACCATTCACAGATTGGAAAAAAATACAAATTTGGAGCAAAGTATGAGTAAAAAAGTATTAATAACGGGAGTAGCAGGACTACTTGGTTCAAGATTAGCGGATTGGATCATTGAAAATAAACCTGAATATAAGGTAGTAGGTATAGATGATTTAAGTGGTGGTTTTGAAGAAAACATTAACCCCAAGGTTGATTTTTGGCAAATGGATTTAGTAAACCACCCAATTGAAAATTGCTTTGAAGTTAATAATTTTGATTATGTATTTCATTTTGCTGCTTATGCTGCTGAAGGTTTATCCCCTTTTATACGTGGATATAACTATGATAACAACTTAAAAGCAACAGCCCGCATAGTCAACGAATGTATAAAGACTAACGTTAAAAGATTGGTATTTACATCTACTTTAGCAGTATATGGACATGGTGATGGTGGTATATTTAATGAAGCACAAGTTCCAAAACCTATAGATCCTTATGGGGTTGCAAAGTATGCCTGTGAAATGGATATACAAATTGCTAATGAGCAACATGGGCTAGATTATTGTATAGTTAGACCTCATAATGTATATGGTATAAAACAAAACATTTGGGATAAATACAGAAACGTTTTGGGTATTTGGATGTATCAACATTTAAATGAAGAAAGTATGACTATATTTGGAGATGGAGAACAAACCAGAGCTTTCAGTTATATTGATGACTCATTAGAACCACTTTGGAATGCAGCTACTAAACCAGATGCTAGTAAAGAAATTATTAATTTAGGTGGTATTGAAAAACATTCAATTTTTGAAGCAGCAAAAATAATGAAAGAAGTAATAGGAGCTTGTTGTTTGTCTTATGAGGAAGGCAGACATGAAGTTAAACATTCTATCCCAACATTTCAAAAATCTATTGATATTTTAGGATTTGAACATAAAACAAATTTAAAGGAAGGACTAACAGAAATGTGGGAATGGGCTAAAAAACAACCTATGAGAGAGCGTTTTGTATGGCCTAATTATGAACTAAATAAAGGAATATACTCATTTTGGAAAAGTTAATTATACCCAAAGAACTTACAGACCCTATTTTAAAATGGGTTAATAATTCTAAAAACAGAAAAAAATACTTTCACTCACCCCCATCCCATATGGGTCCAGTAATTGGAATGGGTTTTGCAGACAAGCCTAATTCTCCTTTACGTAAAAAAATGAAAGTGGTAAATGAATTTATACTCAATAGATTTAATCTTGAACTTGATACACCTGTTGATTTGGTTGATGGGTTTTTCGTATCATACTCTGAAGAAGGTCATAAAGTACATTTACATAAAGATAATAACCCAGATGAAGAACATTATCATGTTAGATTTAATGTGATGATTAGTAAACCTATTAAAGGGGGGTATCCTATAATTGATGATCAAACTATAAAAGTTAAGGAAAATGAAGTATGGATTTGTGAATGTGGGAATTATTATCACACTACAGAAGAAGTTGGGGGGGATAAACCTCGAATAATGTTAAGTTTTGGACACTATATTAAAAAAGAATTATTATGAACATAGGAATTATAGGACAGGGATTTGTCGGTAATGCAATTTACCAAAAATTTAAAAATTATTATGATGTTAAAACCTTTGACATAAAAGGTATGATGCATTGTAATAGTAATGAACAAGAAACATTAGATAACGAAGTAGTATTTATTTGTTTACCAACACCAATGAACCAAGATGGTAGTTGCCATACAGATATAGTTGAGGCAGCTATTAAACGTGTATTTGAATTTGGAGTTGCTAAAACAGTAGTTATTAAATCAACTATACCCCCGGGTACTACATCTAAATGGAATAAACAATTTAAATCACTTGATGTTGTGTTTAATCCTGAATTTTTAACTGAAGCAAATGCCGTATCGGATTTTGAAAATCAAACACGAATTATTTTAGGTGGTCCTAGAACATCAACAACTAAATTAAAAACTATATACTCCAAAGTATTTCCAAAAGTAACTATTGTTAAAACTGATTCAACATACGCTGAAATGGTTAAATATTTTACTAATTCATTTCTAGCTACTAAAGTATCATTTGCAAACGAAATGTATCAAATATGTAATGGGTTAGAAGTAGATTATGATAAAGTAATAGAGTATGCTACGTATGATGAACGATTAGGTAAATCACATTGGTCAGTACCAGGACCAGATGGAGATTTTGGCTATGGGGGACATTGTTTTCCTAAAGATGTTAAAGCATTAATAGATTTAGCTCATGATTTAAATGTATCCCCAAGAATACTAACAGCAGTTGATTGTAAAAACAATGATGTTAGAGAAAATAGAGACTGGGAAGGAATGAAAGGTAGGGCTATTATATAATAACTTTCCTAAATAAAACAAAAAATATGAATTTAAAAATGATACCTTGTAGTCAATGCGGGGAAGATATGCCTGAATTAAGATTAACTCAATATAATTATTCATTTTGTGTTAAATGTTCAGAAGCTGGATTAGGAGGTGAAACTAAGAAAGCAATTACAGTACTAAAAGGTGAAGGAGATCATACTTGGGTTGAAACCCTTATTATGTCAGATTCAGAATATAATTCTTACCTAAATGAAAAAGATGAGGATTATAAAAACATACAAGATCTTAAGACAAACCTAGAAGATGACAAAAATCTTCAAGGACCCTTTACAATTATTACACCTAAAGGTAAATAATGGCCGCACCAAAACCATTAAGTAAAGAACAAATAGTAGCTGCCCAAGCAAAGACTTTATCAAATATGGCGGCTGCTAGATACCTCCATGTTTCATATCAGCATTATAAGAAATGGGCTAAATTATATAAATTATTTGAGTCTCATAAGAATCAAGCTGGGGTTGGTGTGCCCAAGTTTTTAAAAGGTTCTAAAAAGATGCCTCATATGGTTGAAATAATTGAAGGTAGAATAGCTGCTTCACATTTTGACCCCAATAAACTTAAGTATGCTCTTATAGAACAAGGATATCTACCAGAAGAATGTTCTATATGTGGTTTTAAAGAAAGAAGGGTATTAGATTATAAAATACCTTTATTATTACATTTTAAAGATAAAAATAATAATAATTATAGTTTAGACAATGTTCAATTATTGTGTTATAACCATTATTTTTTACAAGTTGGAGATATATTTAATGCAAAAGATGAAAAACAAATAGAATCTCAACAAGAACATTATGGTACAAGCGAAGTTATTAATTTTGAAATAGATGATTATCACTTACAACGTTTAAAAGAATTAGGATTAGATGGAGATGAAGAAGATGATATTAACCAGTATATAAGTAGAATATAAAAATTTAATAAATGAAAAATAAAATAGCTTGTTTTATACCTATAAAAAGTAATAGTAGTAGGGTACCTAATAAAAACTTTATTACTATTGGTGGTAAGCCTTTATATAAACACGTTTTAGATACGGTAATCCAATCCAAAATTTTTGATGATATATTTGTGGATACAGATTCTGAAGATGTGGTTAAATATTGTAATAAAAAATTAATCAATATAATAAATAGAGAACCAGAATTAGCAAAAGATAGTGCTAACGGTAATGATTTATTAGAATATTGGGTTAATATTAAACCTGAATATAGTATATATTTTCAAGTTTTTGTTACCTCTCCATTTTTAACAATTGAAACTTTAAATAATTGTGTAAATATTATAGAAGGAAATGATTCATGTGATTCTGTATTTACTGTTGTTGAAGATTATACTTGGTATTGGTTTAACAATAAACCTGTAAATTATGATCCTAAATTATTACCAAGAAGTCAGGACGCTAAACCAATGATAAAAGAAACAACAAGTTTATATGGTATTACTAAAGCAGGTTTTAATAAAACTAAATCTAGAATAGGTGAATTCCCCAAGACTTACACTGTAAGTGAAATAGAAAGTATTGATATCGATACAGAATTTGATTTAACTATGGCTAAATTAATAGCTGAACTATAATACAAAAATTAATAATATGATGAATATTGAAAATATAGGACATAAATTTACTGAAATAGTAAATACCCCTGAGTGGAAAGAGTTACAAAAAAAATACAATAAATGTGATGATATTTACGTATTAGGGCATGGTGGTAATATGGGTGTGGCTGATCATACTGCTGTTGATATGACAAGATTATCAAATGGTACTAAAAATGCAATGTGTCCTGGTAGTTGTGTTGTGGCAACATCGTTGATTAATGATACTAGTTTTGATCAATGGATGGTAGCATGGTTACAACAAAGAACATCTACTAGAACTAAAAGCCAAATGAAAAAATCATTAGTATATGGTATTTCATCTTCAGGTAAATCAACAGATGTAAATAAAGCATTACAATGGGGTGCAGATAATGGTATGGAGGTTTGTATAATAACAGGAAATGAAATAGTTGAGAAAATTAAAGGACTTACACAAATTGTGTTAGGGGTAGATTATTACCACACAGCTGAGTGTTTAACTTTACTACTTCAGTATCAATTAACACATGGTTCTGGAAAAGAATGTCCACCAATTGGAAAAAATAGTTCTGAAGAATTAGAAAAATTAAATTGGAATAAAGGTATTCGTAAACATTCTTACCCTGATGAACAAATAAATCTAGCTATTGATTTTGATGGTGTTATCCATAAAAATAGTAAAGGGTTTTATGATGGTACTGTATATGATGAACCAGTTAAAGGCACTGAAGAAGCACTTAAAAAACTATCAGACAAATATACATTAATATGTTACACAGCAAAAGCAAAACCCGATAGGGGATTAGTAAATGGTAAAACAGGAACAGAATTAATTTGGGAATGGTTAAATAAATATAATTTTTCTAAATATGTATCAAAAGTCACATCAGAAAAACCAAGGGCAGTTGCTTATATTGATGACAAAGGTATTAGGTTTAATGATTGGGAATCATGTTTTAAAAATTTAAATAAATTAAATATATTAAATAATGAGTAAATCCGTATTAGTAGTATACTCTTGTCATAATCCCCCCTTATCTTTAGTAAGTAGTATTCAAAGTTTATATAACAATAAAATACTAAAGGATAATAAACATAAAATAATATGTGTGGATAATGACAGCAATATATTAGGAACCTACGGTGTAATTAAACAAAAATTTCCTAATGTAGAAATAATATTTGCAAAAAATAAGAACTATGAGTGGGGAGCTTATAAATATGCTTATGATAATTTTCCAAATTATGATTTATATTTTTGTTTACAAGATACTATAGTTTTTAAAGAACCCTTTAATATTAATTCTATAGAAGACAATTCCCCTTATACTATATTTACTAGTGGGGGATTTAAAAACATGGGAAGAGGGTTTTCTTCTCAAGATCTTTTAAATCACAGGTTATTTAAACAAAATATAAATTTTAATAATAGGGTAGATGAAGATTTTATATTAACTCAACATAATACCTTTCTTATTACAAGATTGGATTTATCCAAATTATTTAAAACATTAATTAATCCCCCAATTAATAAAATAGATGCTGAAATGTACGAAAGATTATTTGCAATTTCTTTTGATAGTAATAACGTAAAAAGGAGAGTTCTTAACCAATATATTACTAAAATTGACAAAGAAGATAGAGTATTTATTAAATAAAGATATAATGAAAAATAAAAAACATAAACAAATACTAGATGACTATGATGTTCAAAAATCAAAACATTTAGAAAAATTAGCAACTAAAACTTTAAGAAATGATGAAAAATATCAAAAACTAAAAGATAAAAAACTTAAAGGAAAGTTCTTAGATAATTTTTAGTATGACCACCTACAAATATAAAAACAAAACGTATCAAATCCTGATAACAGATGAATGGGATCGTTGTAGGCAAAGGGAAAAGCAGATATTAAAAGATTTTAAATACTGTGAAAAAATAAATGATTGGAGTACTATTAAAAACAGAATAACTAATGGTACCAAATGGGGGTGGTTAATCGAAGTAAATCCCCCCAATAAAAATTAGGATACCACATATAATTTTCGTATATTAATATCTAAATAGATATACAATATGGATAAAGAACCTTACTTAGAATTTTTTAGTGATGACAATAAACTA